AACTATAAATGGCTAGAAGATAGGAGTGGAAAGCTAACGAATAAACCAGTGGATAAGAACAACCATATCATTGATGCAGTAAGGTATGCGACTTATTCATTATTAAGCAGACCTAACTTTGGTAAATATGCAGTCCATTAATCGCTAAAAAATTATTAAATTGTTTATATATTAATAAGCACAAGATTATGAATTATAAAATTACTATACCAACTTCATTGAATGAGATAACTCTCGGACAATATCAAGAGTTCACTAAATTGAGTGAGCTTCCAGAAACAGAGCTACAATTAAAGGCAATTGAAATCTTTTGCAATGTGCCAAGAGAAGCTGTGAGAGGAATGAAGGCAACTGATATAACAGAAATATCCAACATTATAAACAACATGTTTGATACGAAGCATCAGCTTATTAATAGTTTCAAATTAGATGGAGTTGAATATGGATTTATTCCATCGCTAGAAGATATGACTTTTGGAGAGTATATTGACTTGGATACTTTCATTGGAGATAATGACAATTTGCATAGAGCTTTAAATGTTCTTTTCAGACCAATGGAAATGAAGAGAGGAAACAGATATTTTATTAAAGAGTATCAACCAGAGGAGTTTGAGAAAGCAAAAGACTTTCCTCTAGATGCAGTGCTTGGAGCTATTGTTTTTTTTTACAGTTTAGGGAAGGACTTGTCTACAGTTATGATCAACTCTTTGGACAAGAAGAACGAGGAGATTTTAGCGGAGTATCTAATTTCACAAGAAAGTGGGGATGGTACAACTCCATCTTTGCAATCGCTAACGGAGATATTACAAAGTTTGAACATATCTCTAAATTAAATGTACATGAATGCTTGACATTTCTAACTTTTTCTAAAGAGAAGAATGAGCTAGAAGCAAGACAAATAAAAAGTAAATTCAAATAAAATGAGCAATACAGGAGTAAGAGGATTTTATCTATTAACAGAAGCAATCAAAAACCAGCTTCTTAATGATGTGAATGTAAATACAGTTACAACTGGAGATATATATGACATTGACTTATCAAAGCAATCAATCTTTCCCTTATCTCATATCATCATAAACAACGTAAGCACGCAAGAGCAAACGCTTACTTTCAATATATCTGTGCTCGCAATGGACATTGTTGATGAAAGCAAAGAAGCAACGACTGATATATTTAGAGGAAACAACAATGAACAAGATATCCTTAATACTCAACTTGCAGTTCTTAATAAGCTTGTCATGATTTTGAGAAAAGGAGTTCTTTATTCGGATCAATACCAACTTGATGGAGATGCAAATCTTGAGCCATTCTATGAGCGGTTTGAAAATCGACTTGCTGGATGGGCAGCAACTTTTGATGTCTTTGTTAGAAATGACATTGATATATGTTAGCAGAGAAATTCTTAAGGGAAGAGCTGAACAAGTTTGCTAAATACGTTATACAGCAAAGTAGAAGTAATCTAACTAAAGGCAAAAAGAATACATCTAAAGAGCTTTATAATAGTTTAGGGTATGATATAGAGTCAAGTAAAGATTCGACGTCTATGGCTTTTAAAATGGCTGACTATGGAAAGTTCCAGGATTTAGGTGTTAAGGGTAAGGATTCAAGTGCTAAAGCTCCCAACAGTCCATATAGGTTCGGAACTGGAAGTGGAAAGAAAGGTGGATTAACTAAAGGGATTGATAAGTGGGTGCGAAGAAGAGGTATTCAGTTCAGAGATAAGAAAGGAAAATTTTTAAGCTATAAGCAAACAGAGTATATAATAACAAGAAGCGTTTACAAGACTGGAATGAAAGCAAGCATGTTTTTTACAAAACCATTTGAAGCAGCGTTTAAGCGTTTACCAGATGATCTTGTCAAAGCTTATTCAATAGGAATAGAAAAACAGATACAAATAAATATTAAGGAGAAATGAGCAAGATAAACGCAAGAAGCCCATATTATATTACTATTGGTGTAAACCCAACAGTAGCAAATCTTACGCAAGTAGATATGGAGCTGTATGTATATACTGGTACACAAACAACAGACAGAACTAATTTGTTTACGCTTACATCTTTTGCAATTAATAATGTAGTGACGTTTGAGATTAGCGAAATAGTAAGAGATTATATACTTAATACTTTTGATGGAGATTACGCAACTGATAATGTTTGGGTGGATTACAGAACTACAAACTATATACAAGGCTCTGCACAAACTCCTTCTGCTTATACACAACTAACTGGATTTGATAGTTATGGCTTTTATGAAGATGGTGCTAATCCACAAAACGATAGTGGACTATTGCAGTCAAACTTAAAGGTCGTAAAGTTAGATGATGCTCCAGCAACAATTCCAGTTTATACTGAAATAACAAACAGAGTTTCTTACGAGCTTGATGGAGAACTGATATACACTAAAGCTATAACAGACAGTGATGAAAGTGATGAGCAAATAGAATACGTTAGCAATACAATAAATGGCTCTGATGAGTTTGAGGATAGGGTTATACAAGATGGTGGAACTTTTGAGGAGAGTTCATGTTTAGAGCAGTTTGCTAATGAGTTTACTTTATTTGATTTTGACACGATATATATTGATACAGATAGTGGAGTTATAAAGCTAACAGTAGAGAATATTAAGGAGTGCAAGTATGATCCTTATAAAATTACGTTTGTAAATAAGTTTGGTGCACTACAAGACCTATGGTTTTTCAAAAGAACTAACGAGGTACTATCTACTAAAACAGAAAAGTTTAAACGCAATATTATTGTTAATGGAGCTTACGATACAAGCAGACATCAGCAAAAGATACTGACTAAAAATGGAAGTGAGAAGCTAACGCTAAACACTGGCTTTTATCCAGAGGAGTATAACGATGTATTTAAGCAGATGCAGTTAAGTGAAGATTGTTGGATTGAGATAAACTCACAGACATTGCCAATAAATGTAAGCATTAGCAGTTTAAATTACAAAACACACTTAAACGACAAACTAATAAACTACACAATAGAAGTAGAATTTGCTTTTGACACTATTAACAACATACGATAGATGCAGATAATAGAACTATATATAAAAGGCTACAATAGAATAGAGGGTAGGGCTCAAGGAACTGCAACAGTTAATCTTTTAACAGATAGCCAAGCTACTTTCTTAACAACTGTAAGCGTTGGGGATTTAGTTGAAAACCTAACTACTCAAGAAAGCTCTTATGTTGTTTCTATAACAAACGACACGAATGTTGTTTTATCTGCTAGTATATTCCCAAATGCAACTTTAACTTATAAGTATAGAATCACAAGCCCATATTTTAGAGCTGATTTATTTGAGGATGAGAGCATAAGCATAACTGAAACGCTATTAAATGTCAAAGATATAGGAAAGGTATTTACTCCTTTCAGTCAGCAGTTTAATCTACCAGCCTCTAAAACTAATAACAAACTATTTAGGCATTACGAAAACCAAGATATTCTAAACAGTTTTGATGCAAGGTTCAGACACGATGCAATTATAAAGCTCAATGGGATAGACTACAAAAAAGGTAAGATACAATTTAAAAGCGTATCATTAAAGGATAATAAAGCACACGCATACAAAGTGGTATTCTTTGGGGATACTGTTGAGCTAAAGGAAATTTTAGGAGAAACAACTTTAGGCGGTTTAGACTATGGAACTGATTTAGACTTTGAGTATTCTCAACAAAATATAACAAATTTCTCTGCTTTATCCGACAGCTCTATAAATAGCATATATGGAAGTACCGATATACTTGTGCCAAACATCCATCACAGTAAGAATATGCGCTATTCTACTACAAATGGCTACAAAGATGCTATCACAGATACTGGTTTATTATGGACTGATTTGAAACCAGCTATAAGATTAAGAGCTATTATTGAGGCAATAGAAAGAAAATTCCCAAGAATTAATTTTTTCGGTTATTTCAATGAAACAAAGTTTAATCAGTTTTATATGTGGCTGCATAGAAACGAGGGGTATGTTTCGAATGCAGTTGAAGGCGGTGGTACTCGGATATTAAGAAACCGATGGTTTGATTTAAGTGTACCAGATTATTCGTTTACATCTGGAACAGAATTAAGACCAGCAACACTTTCAGCGATTGGAGTTGCGCAATGGTGGTTTGCACAATATAAAGTTGAGGTTGATATCAACGTAGGTGGCTCAACAATACCTTATACAGTTAGAATAAGAAACGCATCAACAGAAGAGGAATATTACGCACACGATTATCCAAGCGGAGGTGACAGTTTAACTTTTACAAACATACCTTTATCTGTTAGTAATGGTGGGTTTTTAGATTTGATGATTGAAGTTGAATCTGATAGCACTATTGCGATGAGTCAAACTTTAACTGTTAGATATCAAAGAAGAAGTGCTTTCTCTGGGAGTTATTCAGATGTTGAAGTTGGGGTATACACACCAACAAATCAATCTACTGAAAATAAGTTTTACATAGGCAAACAGATTCCAAACATTAAAGTAATAGACTTCTTAAGCGGTTTGTTTAAGATGTTTAATTTATTAGTGTTTAAATCTGATGACCAAATAAATGTGTTTGAAGCACGAGCTTACATGAATGCTGGAGCTGATTACGACATTACAAAATATGTGGATATGTCTACTTCAAGTGTTGAGAGGTTGTTTCAATATAAAGAAATGGACTTTAAATTTAAAAGTAAAAAGAGTTTCCTTGTGCAGTTTTCAGATGAGATACAAGGCATACCATTTGCAGAAGAAAATTACGGAGATGATGAATGGGATGGTGGAGTATATAAGGTTGAAGTACCCTTTGAAAAAATGATGTACGAACGCTTAAGCGATGAAGCTGGAAATCAAACATATATTGGGCAAGGTGCAATGTTAACCAAAGACTTTAAACCAACTATTGGAGAGCCATTGATTTTGTGTATAGCGTATCAAGAAAATACAGACGATGAATTTACTCTTGATGGAACTGCAAACTCACATTACCGAAGACCAACACAGCTAACGACATTTGACTGGGGTTATTCAACAAGGCAACAGTTAAGCTTTGGAGAGGAGAAAGACGAGTGGCTTGGAGTTATACCTTCCGATACAACTAACTTGTTTGAGTATGGTTATTTAGATTATGTTCACACAGTTTTTGACAGAAACTCAAGGCTTGTAAAAGTAACTGCTTATCTTCCGTTGAGTTTGTTGATTAAACTGAATATGAATGATACGCTTGTAATTAATAATAAAGCCTACAGAATAAACAGTATAAAAACAAACCTATTAACAAACAAATCAGATTTAGAACTTTATAATGTTGATGAGTGGGTAAGCCAAATAAACAACGCACAATTCGCTTATTTAGACAGAGTAGCACAAGTTACAGTTTCTTCTAAAACATCAACAGCTATTGACATAACTTGGACTGCGGTTACTGGTGCAGTTGGCTATGATGTTATTTTGAATGGTGGAGGATATGTAACAACTGTAGGGACAGCTATAAAGTTATCTCCTTTAGAAAGTGGCACAACATACAATATAGGGGTAAGAGCAAAATACAACATAGATGGAAACGATGCTTATTCATTCGATACAAGTATAATAGAAACAACGTCATGATCAAATTAATATTAGAAAGCTTAAAGCATGTAAACGGAGAAACAGAAAACATCCGTATAGCACAAGGTAAACACAAACTACCTACAACACTAAAAGAGGGATACAAAGCACTTAAACAAGAGATAAAATGGCAATAGAAAAGAAAATAGTAATTGATGTTGATGCTGTAAAAGCGGCTGGAGGATTAGACAAACTTATAGATTCCTTAAAAGAAGTAAATAAAGAAGTAGAGGAAACTCAAGAAAGTTCTTCAAAAGCTTTAGATGGAGTTGAAAAGAATGCTAAAAAATCATCTAAAGGTATTGCAGGTTTATCAAAAGGGTTTAAAGGTCTTGGAACAGCAATGAAAGCGGCTGGTATAGGTTTATTTGTTGCTGCATTTATAAAATTAAAAGATGTATTTAGTCAAAATCAAAAAGTTTTAGATGTTTTCAATACTGCTTTTGAAGTTGTAAGTATTGCTTTTAATGATTTTGTCAGCTTTTTATTTGAAAGTGAAGGAGGAATTGTAGATACTTTTAAAGCTATATTTGAAAATCCAGCCGAAGCAATTAAGGACTTGGGCAAAAGAATTTATGAAGGAATTGTTGTAAGATTTCAAGAATTTATTGAAGTTCTTGGTTTAGCTGGTAAGGCTTTAGGTCAATTTGTAACTGGTAAATTTAGTGCAGCTTTTGAAACTATTAAAGAAGCTGGAAAGCAGACTGTTGATGTGGTTACTGGGGTAGATGATAGTTTTGAAAGTACTGTTGAAACAATAAAAAATTATGCAACAGAAACTGTAAAAGCAGCTAAAGAAAATGTAGAGCTTGCTAAAGCAGCAGAATTGGCAGCAGTAAAAAATCAAGGATTAATTGAAAAGTATGACAGACAAGCTGAAAGTTTAAGACAGATAAGGGATGATGAAAGTAAAAGTATTGAAGATCGTATTAAAGCAAATGATGAACTTGCTCTCATTTTAGATGAACAAGAAAAAGTCATGCTTAAAAATGCAGAGATTCAACTTGCATCCGCAGCATCAGAATTGTCAAAAAACAAAGAAAGTATTGAACTTCAAAAAGCTTATATAGAAGCTTTAAATGAGCAAGCAGCGATTGAAGCTCAAATTACTGGATTTAGAAGTGAGCAACAAGTTAATGTAAATTCTTTATTAAAAGAGCAAAAAGAAATTCAACAAGAGCTTGCTTTAATAGGTAAAAGTGAAAGAGATATCCAGAGAGAAGAACTTAAACAACAATATCTTGATCAAAAAGAAATAATTGATAAACAAGTTTCAGATGAAACAGAAAAAAATATTTTACTGTTAGAAGCAAAAAAGGTTTATGATGAACAACTTTTGGAGCTCAACAATCAATTTGCCCAGGAAGATTTAGAAGCTAAACAGAAAATTTTTGAAGAAAATAAAGCAATAACAGATGCCGAGGTAGAGTTAGAACAACAAAAAACAGCAGCGAAACAAAAAGCTCTTGATGATGCAATCAGTTTAGCTGGTGCAGAAACTGGTCTTGGTAAAGCGCTTTTGATAATTAAACAAGGTTTAGCTTTAAAGGAAATGATTATGGAAGCCAAAAAAACCATAACATTTAGTAAACTTGCAGTAGCAAAAAGTACAACAGCAGTCGCTGAAGGTACAGCACAAACTGCTAAAATAGGTTTTCCTCAAAACATTCCAATGTTAATTGGTTATGCTGCACAAGCCGCTGGTATAATAGGTGCTATAAAATCTGCAACTGGCGCTGCTAACAGTGTAGCTGGTACTCTTGGTGGAGGTGGTGCTGCTAGTGGGAGCGCTGGCTCTTCACAGCCACCATCATTCAACATAGTGGGTGCTACAGAAACAAGCCAATTAGCACAAGCTGTAGGTGGTCAATCACAACAGCCAGTACAAGCGTATGTAGTAGCTAATGATGTAACAACTGCACAGAGTTTAGAAAACAATATTGTAGAGGGTGCAACAATATAAATACAAAAAATAATTAAAAAATGTATATATAGATATGAGAATTGTAGAACTTATCCTGGATGAAGATCAAGAGATTGGAATTGAAGCAATAAGCGTTGTGGAAAACCCAGCAATAGAAGAGGACTTCATCGCATTAAAATCACAAGAGTTTAAACTTGCAGAGGTAGACAAAGAAAAGCGTATTTTAATGGGTGCTTTATTAATTCCCAACAAGCCAATATACAGAAGAAATGGAGAAGATGAATATTATATATACTTCTCAAAGGATACTGTATTGAAAGCTTCGCAGATGTATCTCATGCAAGGGAAACAGAACAATTCTACTTTAGAACACCAATACCAAATAAACGGACTATCATTAGTTGAGAGCTGGATAGTAGAGGACAAAGTTCATGACAAGAGCGTAAAGTATGGTATGGACTTACCGTTAGGAACTTGGGTTGGAAGTGTTAAGGTTAATAACGATCAGATTTGGAATGAGTTTGTGAAAACTGGTAAGGTAAAAGGGTTTAGTATTGAAGGATACTTTGCGGATAAAATGGAAAGACCAAAAGACCAAACTATAAAAGACGAATTAGCAGCTATTGAAGAAGCTGAAGCAGAGTATTTATTAAGTGAGATACGAGGCATTATAAAAAGCGACAAACGTGTTAAGAGTGGTAAGAAGATGATACTTGAAAGCTACTCGGATTATCCAAGTGGCGTAAAGAACAACGCAAAGAGAGGTTTAGAACTTAACGAAAAGGTAAACAACAAATGTGCAACTCAAGTAGGAAAAGTTAGAGCACAACAATTAGCGCAAGGTAAACCAATCTCTAAAGAAACTATAAAGCGTATGTATTCTTATTTGTCAAGAGCAGAGGAATACTACGATG